CAACACCAAGAGTTTTATAGCCTAAACTATCCATGTATATTTCTAACACTTCACCTTCGTGTCTTTTTATTTCAGCTTTGCAAAGTTCTATGTTCATAACTAATCCTTTTGAATATAATATTTATTGTTTTGTAATTTAGTTAAAAATTCATCTTTAACTGGTACACTATCTCTAAGTAATATAAAGTTTGGAACTTTATCTGGGTTTCTAAAATTAGGAGTTGTTTTAACTACGTCTACTTTTTGTCTTCTTAAAAAATCATCAACAGCAGGAGTAATACCTGTTATATAATTATCTTTATTTAACATATCATCTTTAAACTGTTGTAGCTGTTTAGACTTACTTATCTCTCCTTGTTGTAGTAATCCTGTTTTCTTTGTTGTTTTAAAATCTTTTATTTCTTTATCTAAAGCTTTTAATAAAGACTTGTTAGGTTTATCAGCATTTAAAACTTTATTTTTAGAAATACTTAACAAGTTTTTAAAAGAAGAAATATCTGATACATCTAATCCATATACAGAACCTTTCTCACCTGTAAATTTTACTACATTGTCTATACTAGGATTAGTAAACACTCCTCTTTGTAGTGCTGGATTAGGTGTTTTAGTTCTTCTATATGAAGGTATTATTTCTTTTAAACCTCTTTCACCTGAACCATGATAAAGTATTTTAGGGACAGCTCGTTTTTCTAAAACTTCTTCTCCTACTTCTTTAACTACTTTACCACCTTTTAATATTCCTACACCACCTAATAATTCTATAATAGGTGCTACCATTCTAAGTCCCGGTTCATTCCTAATTTCTTCAGGTATTTCTATTTCTTCGGTGCTACCATCTTCATAAGTTCTTACTGACTTATTACCTACCTTTTGTATATCTACAATAGAGCCTCTATTAAATCCAAGTCTAGCCATCTGGTCAGAGTAAGGTGCTCCTGTAAAAGGGTCTACTCTGTCTGCTGGGTCTTCTTTAGTGTCGGGCACTTCTGGTCCTGAAACTAAGCCTCCTGTAGATTTTGGTATTCTTAAATCTTCAAATATTTTATCAACTTCATCTGATAAAGGAATTGTTATTTCTTTTTCATTTTCAGGGTCTACTAAAACTGGTAGTTGATTTAAAGTTTTAGATAATCTATTTACATCTAATAGTATATCAAAATAATCTTGACTTAATGAAGGAGAATCTAACATCTGTTGTTTCATTTGGTCAGTAAGTAATAAAGGAGTAAAATATCTATTACCTCCAATAAAAGAAACTCTATCTCTTCTAGAAACTCCATTATCTTTTAAAATTTGTAAAGTATTTAATTCTAAATTTTCAGCAGCTTCTGTTAAAGTATGTAATTTTTTATAAGATTTATAATATTCTCTATTAGCATTTAAATAATTATCTAAAAATTTTTCTTTTGTAATTTCATCTGTTATAGCTCTATAAATTTGACTATTAGCTTTACCTTTAGACTTTTTAAAATCATTAATTTTAAATGAATAAATATTTTCTACATATTCTTTATTAAAAGGAATACCTCCAAAACCTGTAAGCCATTTAAACATAGCTTCTTCTCTATATATTTTTTGGTCAAGAGATGTCATTTCTTTACCAAACTTATCTCTAAAATATTTTCTAGTATCTGTAACTGTTCCCGGTTCTAAAGTTTCTACTAAATTCATAGCTATAATTTTTAAATTAGTTGGATTTAATCTTCCACCTTCTCTATCTGGGTCATATACTTCTAATCTATTAAAAGGATTTTTTAATAGTCTTCCATCAGCAGTTACTCCATCTCTAAATATATAAGCATTTAAAGTTTCTTGTGTTAAAGACTCTCCAAAAAACGGAGTCAACATTTCAGTTAATAATTCATTATCATATTGTTTTAATTCTTCTTCAGTTAAATCTTTATTGACAGTTTTATGTACAAAATTTTGAATTGGTTTTCTTGGAAAATCAAAAGCATCCCAAGGAGTAATATTATAAACAATAGGAACTCCTTCTTCATTTACTGTATATACAATATTATCATTTTGCATCCATTCTGGTAAAAAAGGTTTTATATTATCTATAACATCTGCTCCTGTTCCTATTGCAAGATTTGCAATTGATGTAGCTGCTGCACTACCACCAATACCAAAAGTAGTAAAACCTGTAGCTCTATCCATAGCTCTACTTTTCATAATTTTACTAGCTTCGTTTGCTCCCATATCTTTTAATTCTCTAGCAATTTTAAATTCATTATTTATTTGTCTAGGTATAGTTCCTGCTAATCTCATAGACTCAGATAAAAAAGAAAAGAAAGTACCCATAAAAGGAATAGTTCTTAATTCTTTTAAATTATCTGGCACTAAATCATAGTTAGGTAAACCATTACGAGTTAATCTTCCTGCTTCATTTTGTAACTTTTCAGGAGTATCATATCTAAATTTATCAAATCTTATAGCATTTGGTCCTTGAGGTAAAGCTTTATTAAAAGTATCTAAATGTTTTTTTTCATTTAAATACATATTTATTTTCCAAAAATCATCTTCAGCTATATAAAGTTCTGTAACTTTTTCATCACCTTTTAAAAGTTGTTTAACTCCCGGAGTTTTCTTAGCTAATGATTCTAAATATTGTAAAGGTTTTGCTCCAAAAAAAGATATATTAGAAGCATCTTTACTCATATTTTTTAAATCGTTTATAATAGCATTTTTATTTAAAACACCTTGACCTGCAAGTTCTTCTATAAATTGTTGTTGTTCAATATTACTTGTTCTAGTTAATTGAGAATATACAGTCTTAAAACTTTCGGAAATAGTTTTAGGATTTAATAATTTAAAACCATTAGCTCCTGTTATTTGACCACCACCAGCAATATTTTTTATATGAGTAGTTATTCTTCTTGTAGTGGCTGATTTTTGTGATTGACTTTTTAAAAATAAAAGACTTTGCCAAAATTCTTTTAAAAAAGGTGGTAAAGATTCTATTACTTTAGAACCACCTTGTTGATATCTTTTTGTATAATATTCAGCTAGTTGTGGAGTTGTATAATATCCAGATAAGTTTCCAAAAGGTTGAACTTTTACACCTTCATACATTGGTATTTGTGCAGTAAATCCCGGAACATTATTTTTTTTATGAAAATAAATATCTTTACCATCCCTAAAGGCTTGATTATGAAAATTACTATCTTCTACAAACTGTGCTATTTTTTTCATGGAGAGTAATAATTTATCTGTAGGGTCAGTAATTTCTCCTAAATATGCTTTTATAGCTGGAGGTATTTCTTGTTTTTCAACTAAGATACCTTCTTTAATTTTACCAAAACTTTCAAATCCACTAGAAATATTTGCAAATTGTCCTTTCCCCCCAGCAAGTTTGTCCATTTCAGATTGTACTTGTAAGTCTAATTCTAATTTTTTTATATCTGGATTTTTTCTTTTTATTTCAGATTTTACAAATCGTCTTGCAGTATTATACACTTGAATAGTAGGACTGTACCCACTATCTTCAAACATTCTATAACTTTCTCTGACATAAAAACCTAATTGTTGTTCAATAATTTTTTTATCTTCAGGTGCAATATTTTCAATTCTTAGAAGTAATTTAGAAAGTTGGTCTTGTAAGTTTCTAGCTTTTTTTATAGGTTTTCTAGCTTTTTCTGGAAATTTTAAAAGTTCTTTATCAAAAGCACTTTGTTGAGTTTTACCAATTCTTATACCTTTACTTGTAATAGTTGTAGGAACTCTAAAATCTGTAAATAAAATTTTATTTATATCTTCTATTACGTCTTCTTTATTTCCACCAACAGCTTTATGTATATCATTAATTGCATTTTCTAAGTTTCTTCCAACATGGTCTATAGTAGCATTCCATTTTTCTTTTGCATTTTGAGTTTTTAAATAATTTTCATGCAATAATTCACTACGACCACCTCTAGGTGTAAAAGGATTAGTTTTAGCTATAAAATTTGATAAGCTTCTAATAGGAGCAACAGTACTAAGTTTTCTTAATCCTAAAACTTTTTCATCTAAAGCATCAATATCTCCTAAGTTATAATCTCTTGTAGGAAACAATTCTTGTTCTCCTTTAACAATAGCTTGTTGTCTTTTTTGTAAAGCTAAACTACGAAAATCTTTATCTTGTCTTTTTAATCTTCTAATTTTATTTAAAAAAGCATTAACTACTTCAGGTCTTTGTCCTTTAATACTATCTAAAGTATTAAAAAAAGATTTACTAATAGCTTCTCTATTACGAATACCTGCACCTACTGCACCAAAAGCTCCTGTAAATATTAATCCTTCAGCTAATAATCCTAGTCTGTTTTGTAACTCTGTTTTTTCTTGGCTAGATTTTATAGGCTCTAACATATACTTTTCTAAATCTGAAGCAAATCCTTCGCTGTCATCATCAATCATATCGCCTAATATATTAGCAAAGTTTTCTTGATAAGGATTTAAAGATAGTTGAGCAGCAGTTTCTCCTTTAGCTACAAAACCTGTAGTTGCTACAGTTTTAGGAGCTACTTGAGTTGCTTTCTGTATAGGTTTTAAAGCTTGTAAAGGTTTTGTAATTTTACCTACACCTACTAAAGAAGCACCAAATGAACCTATATCTCTTACTACTTGAGCAGCAGTACTTTCAGGTTCAGCAATAGTTACTACTTCTCTGTCACCTCTTTGAACTCTTTCAACATTTTCAGCACCAACGACATTAGAATATAAATTTTCTAAAAAGTTTTCTGTAGATAAAACTTCTTCTTGTGTAGGCTTATCGAACATTCTGTAAAGCTCAATACCTTCACGTAATACTTGGCTAGTAACACCAGCACCAGTACGTTTTAATTCTTGTTTTTGTTTATCGGTAAGAGCACCATACAAGGTTGTTAAAGTAGTTAATCTCATAAATTTTAATCTAATTGATTTTTATAATAATCTACTGCATCTTTTTGAGCTTTAACTGTAAAAGCAAACCACTCATTTAAATTTGTAAATCTAGGAGTATCTAATTGATTTTCTTGACTAATATCAGCTTCTATTATTCTTCTAGATTCTACATCTATAATTTGAACTAAAGTTGTTCTAAGAATTGATTCTGTTTGTTCATCTACTGTATATTTATTTAATTGATTAAGTAATGCTTTTTCTTGTTGACTTCCCTCTTCAACATTTTCTAATTCATTTAATAGTCTATTTATTTGAGAAGTAGTAGGGTCTACTTTAAACACATTAATATCTAAGTAATCATTTTTAGCATCTAAATAATCTTGATAATTCTCTGAGCCTTCAGCAGGTATATCACCATACTTTCTAGTATAACTAGCATTAAATAATTGAATTGCTGAATTTACTTCTTTTTGAACTATATTTAAATTATCTGGATTTAAAACTTGTCTTGATAAAGCTATACCAAATATTTCATTTTCTGATATTTTTAAATCATTAGGTTTCTTATTAACATCATTTAAAATTTGACTAAATAATTTATCACTAACTTGAACATTTTCTGAAAAATTATTAAATACATAGTCTAAAGCTTCTTCTTTAGTATATAATCTTTCATTTTGTGTTATATTTTTAACTGATGTTTCTTGTTCTTTTCTTTTATTTTCTGCAGTATCTAAAGCATCATCTAAGTCAGCTTTAGTTGCATCAAATCTTTTAGGAAATATTTTACTAACAGCAGCCATAAATAATGATTTTTTAGTTGGGTCATCTTTAATTACATTCAAAGCTGCTTTATATTCATCGTGATAAACTTTATTATATTCTAAAAAGTTAGAAGTACTATACATTGGATTATCTTGAATTTGTTCAAAAAAGTTTTTTGCATCTTCTAATTTTTTATTATAAAAAACTGTATCTAATTTTTTTACATCAGGGTCTGCTATTTTACCTCTCATTTCAAAAGTCATATTTCTTCCAGATATAATATCATCATTATTATAAAGTTCTCTAGCTAATTCTGTTATTGCTTTTTGTGGATTTTGTTCGTATAATCTTAATCTATTTCTATTTTCTTTAGCTAAATCACTATTATATTCTGCTTCTCTACTAGCAGTTTCTATAGTATAATTTTCTTGTAAATCATTGATAGAATCTATAACACCTTGTTTTTGATTACGTTGTAGTGCACCTAAACCTTCTAATACAGCAGAAGCTAACAAAGCTCTTTTAGCTTGTTTTTTATCTTGCTTATCTCTTCTAGCTAGTAAAGCACCAGCAACTTGACCAAACTCTGAACCAGATAAATAATCTGAACCACTTACTATTGGTTTAAATTGACTTTCAAATTCTTGTGCCATTATGCTTCTCCTTTAGTTAATAAACTTCTAATCTCTGGACCTTGTTCTTTTACTCTGTCTAATATATTTCTAGGCACTACATTTTCATCTACTGTTGGTTTTAGTTTTTGTGTAGTTTGATTTTTAATGTCAG